TTTCCATCAAATATAAACAACGGCGTTATATGATAACTTTTAAACAACGAAATAAGAAGGTACATATTTTCCAGTAGCGCGTTTTCGCTTGCGAACCTATAGAGGTATATGCTTGTGTCCACTACTATTACCTTATTCGCGAAATATTTTAAATTCTTTTTAGATATTGACGTTTTGCTGCAGTTATCTTGCATAAACCTATTCAAATTTTTTATTCCCATTCTCGATAGTTAGGTTATTGTTCTGTTATCGAAGTAGATTAGTGGATTTAATGAATCAATTTTTTACGAGGTGCATTAAACCGTCCCTGATACTCTCGCGCTTTTACAATTTGGTAGTTGAACGTCTTTGCCTGTATACATTTTAAACCATTTGTAAATCCAATTGCCATGACTAACAATAAGGACATTTTGATCTTTATGATTAATTAAAAGCTCTTTCGTGAAAGATTTTATCTTCTCTAAATCCGCTTCTTCGTCATATTTCCAAGGAGTTATATCTGCGACCCTTGAAGAATCCCATGCGTCAGGAAATACCATCTTTGATTTGTCTAATCTCTTATCGCAAATATTTAGTCCACATGGCTGTTCCATGAGTCGGTCATCCATAATAACACGCATATTTACCGAATTCGGATAAATACCAAGCAATGTAGATCGGCATCTACGCAATGGAGAACAATATATAGCATCAAACGGTTCAGTTAGCATATTTTCTTTTGTCTGTTGGTGACCTACTGGAGTAAGTATTGCATCAAAATTCATAGGATCGTTTCCGTTTCCCACATTATGAGTTCCTTGAGCATGACGAACAAACATTAAATTAATAGACATTATAAAGTTAAATCGCAAATAATATTTATATCATCTTTATATAAATACTATATGACATCCAAGAAACTTTTACCAATAACAAAATATTTAATAGAGTTTTTACACGCGCACATTTCTCATAAACTAGTTAATTTTCAGAAAACTCGTTTCTCTGCAGGGTCTAACCAATTATTATCTATGTTATTTGAAAAGATGATATTAGCAGAGTCGGAATTTTCCATTAATAATATATTAAAAGGAGGTTCCAAAACCATTAAAAAAGGAAATGACTATGAATTAATAGATGAAAATATAAAAACACTTATTGAAAAATCTAATTTTGTTTCAAATACGTACGGTTTCAGTATTGGATTGCACAATATAGAAGTTCACATTTTATCTGAAAAAACCATTGATGATTCGTATATTAAGAAAATATATATTTGGCTTTGCGTAGCCCTATCTTTCTCTTTAAGAAAATGTTCTCAAGAGCTCTCTATTTTTATTTATTTAACAGAATTAGAGAAAGAGGTTCCAGAAAAACACTCTGCGATAGAGCAAATTAACGTAAATACTGGATTTACTTTCCCATGCAAATCAAAAAACGAAATAAATGTTTACAGAAGAGAAGAATGGTTTAAGGTCCTAATCCACGAAACGTTTCATAACCTCGGCCTGGATTTCTCGCATTATGATTGTTCTAAAATTGATGAAAAGGTCCTCACTATATTTCCAGTAAACTCCGAAGTTCGTTTATGCGAAACGTATTGTGAGACATGGGCAGAAATATTAAACGTTATGTTTATAGTTTTTAATCCTAACACTAGCCCTGGAACCTTAGTTAAGAAAACTGAGAAACATATGGATCTAGAAAGGACTTTCTCACTTTTTCAAGCAGCCAAAGTATTAAAACATTTTGGTCTAACTTATAAACAGCTTTATGAAAGAAATGAATCTGCTCATATGGCTAGAAAAATGAGGTATAACGAAAACACACCAGTTCTTTCTTACTACATCATAAAATCTTTATTAATGTATAAAATAAACAACTTCTTAGAGTGGTGCGTTTTAAATAATGGCGTATCTATTCGTTTTGGAAATCTTGATTCAAACATGGAGATAACTCTTAACAATTATTTTGAGCTTATTCGAGAAACGCATTCTGATAAAATATATATTGATTGTTTAGACACATTAAGCTTTTGGTTCACTAAACAGGAAAAAACTAGAAGAGTGAACGACACAGAATTTAAAACATTGCGCATGACTTTATTCGAAACGTAGATAATTTATTTATAAAATTAAAAATTATCAGTGTATATATAATATAACTATGCTAAAACTATGGAGAACACAATCAGAGACAGATCAAGAACTGTTGTCTGACGGAATAATAGATATGTCCACAGTAGATAAAAGCTCGTTCGACATATTTATGAAAAACTATAAAGAGGATTTAGATACATTGTGCGTAAATCCAAAAACAGGAATACGAACCCAAAATGTTTTTCAAACAGTACCTGATGATTATGAATTCGCAAAAATAGTGGCAAAAATGTGTACTATTAAATACCTATATAAACCATCTGCTGATCCGGAGAAATACGAAATCGTTGCTTTTGCCATACTGTCGACAAAACCAGGTTCTTCTTCGACTACACTAGAAATTCTATGTTCGACCAAAGATAAAACTTTACGTAAAAACGGAAAACCGCTCGGTGTATATCTATTAGACAACATCTATTCTGAATATGTTACAGAAAAAAGAAACATACTAAAAATCCAACCGGCCACACCTGAACTTGTGCCTTATTATACGAAATGGAAATCCCCTAGCTTGCCAATTGATTGGTATAACAAATCCAAAACAGTAGGGTATCTAGTATATTCCACTGATATCAAAAAAGCCAGTGATGAACAATTCTATGACTTAGTAAACGATTTAAGATCGTTTTCTGGACTTTGTCAAGAACTTAAAATTACCACAACAGAGGTTTTAAGTATCCCAACCAAGGAAGAAAGAAAACAATTTTTAAACGAAAAAATAGGTACGAGTGGCCACTGGGCAACAGATCAACTACGCAATTGGTTATCAGGAATCGATTTTTTTAGCGTGGATGAAATAAGAGCTGCTCTAAATCATACGAGCAGTGGTGGCGCAAAACGTTTTCGAAAAACAAAGCGTATTCGTCGTAAAAAACGTTCGCTTAAAACAAAACGTGTTTACACCTTTTCTCATTTAAAACGCACAATTTAGGTCATTGTTCAAGTAAGAGTTAAAAAATTGATATACTTTTTTTATAAATTATAATAATTATACTTTATAATAATTATAACCACTATGAGTGATAAGAAAATATTGACGCAGATGGTTATGAATTTCTTTTTTAAAAAAGAAGAGGGTAGGTGTTTGAGTAATTTTTGGGAATGTGTTGTTAGGATAGAAGATGGAGAGGAGATTAGAGAGTATGATAGTGGAGAATGTTGTTTTCATGGAGAAAAGTTTGTTAGAGTAGGTAAGTTGTGTAAAGATGAAAAAAGAAAGTGGGACTTGTTGGAGTATGGTAATAGATTTTTGAGAGGAGTATGTGAAAAAGATGGAGGATTAGTAAAAAAAATGGGGAGAAAGTTTATTTTGAGTAAAGAAAAATTGGACTTGTGGTATAGATTGAGTGTAGATGTACAAATTGAGATATGTAAACATAAATATGAGAACTACGAAGAAGTAAAAGAGGAATTAGTTAAAAGTAAAGGGAAAGTGTTAATTCATCCTGCTATGAGGTGTAGTGAAGAAAAAGTAAAAAGTAGATTATGGGAAGGAAAGGGGGTAGTTGTAGATGGGAAGGTAGAGGTGATAGGTGGAAATATGTTGGGGAATTTGTGGATGAAGATTAGAGATAAATAATAAAAATATAATTGTATATTTTCTTTTGTTTATAAACAAATATGCCTATTAAAACGGATCGTCGTCAATTTCCTCTGCCAATCTCCTAATGGCATCCCAATAGCGAAAACTGTTTTTTTTGTATTCTTTGTAAGGTCTCGAATTAAGGTACTGATGTTTTGCAATATTTCTCGCCTCCTCCTCAGATTCGTATACTCCATAGATAGAACGCGCTAGATCATAGTCACTCGCGTCCTTGAGTTTAGTGTACCCAGAAAACGCCAATCGCGCGAGCTTCATGTCTTGGAGCTCACTGCGAATACGTTCTAAGTCGTGTTCCAAAGTATTATATTCCATGGAAGAGTGGCGCTCAAGATCTGTGTTCTTAAGTTGGGTTATTTCATCTTCTTTGGCACAAATTACTTCATATCCTTGTTCATGAACATCCTTAATGCGAATGTTAAGGGAAGCAATAATTTCGTCACGTTTTCGGATTTCGTCCCAAAGTCCGACAATCTTCTTTGACTGTTCCTGCCTAAGAATAGAATTCCTAGCGGTTTGTTGGATGTTCTTATCTAGTGCACCGAAATAATCTTGTTGGTATAAATCACTCTCATGTTCCAACTCCAAAATTCGTTTCTGAAGCTTTTCTAGTTCATTAGGGAGCGCAATATTAGGGTCCTCAAGAACGCCAAGTATAGCAACAATATTTGCTAAATGCTCTGCTTTAATATTTTCGTCATCGCAATACTCTTTCTCCAGCATAAATGCGTCGTCTCTAAGCCCTTGCGCCAAGGTCTTTACTTTAGATAGTGCGTTTTCGAGCTGCGAAATCCTCTCGTTCTGCAATTGGATTTGGGCATCTTGTGTTGCAACAGGTTGCTCCTGATTCCTCAAGAATGGGATACAAGACATTGTTCTGTGGTTTTAAACAATAAAAAATTGAATACTTTTTATTCAATTTTTTATGTTGTATTAGATAGTCCGTGTGAAAAAAGGGACGTTGCCCAATTTTCTTTTTTTAGTAAATATATTTAAAACTCTATTACTTTTTCTCTTTGAGTCCCCAGAAGTTGAGACCAAGGCGCTTGTTTCTCAAACGGGATGAGCGGCGCAGTTCGGGGGCATTTTCTGGCTCGACAGGGCGTTGTCTGAGATCATAGTCATGGCAGGGAGTCGCATGACCCTTGCTCTCGCTCTCGTTCTTCTCTTTCCAAAGACACGAAAGAATCCGACCCATATCTCCGAACGAGACGTCTGGGTTGGCCGCCTTAACCGCATCACGGTTGGCGTGGCAGAATGCAATAAACGGGGAAATGGTGCGAGTCGTCATGTTGTTGATGGTTGAAAGCTGTTAAGCTGTTGTTTTTACAGATTCTGAATTGGCCAAAAAAGTTTTCAATTTTTTATGTCATTTTCTGGCAAAAAATAAAAATTAAAAAAAAGATCATAAGGGAACCTAAAATAGGAGTGATCGTAAGAGACCTAGGTTCCCTTATAGTGAAAAAAGGGACATTTGCCCAATTTTCGTTCTTTAGAAAATCAAACTACTCTACTTTTTTATGATTTTTTTGTTATTTTTGGTCCTTACTTAAACTAATTCAAGTCCTCGGGTGTTAAATTCAAGAATCGCATAACCTCTACCTCCAATTCCTGATTCTTCTGCTCCAACTCATTGATCTTCTGCTCGCGGGCCATCATGGACATGACCTGGTTGGACCGTTGGACACAGATATCACTGTAATCCGCTTTCACCTGAGCATGCTGATCTTCTAGCAAAGCATACTTCCTCTCTAGCACCTCATTCTGCTCCTCAAGAATCTTGACGCGTGCCAGAAGCTGGTGCACGTTCATATCCGAAGTGGCCGCTGGAATGGGCTTGTGGTTGACCTTGAAGTTGAGGTAGCGGTTCTTATCAAACCGACAGAACTCGAAGCCATCGTAGTAGCCATTGCAGCTGAACTCGCCGCGATCATTAATGACCTTGCGAACAAGCTTGGCTGTGTGGTTGTCGTACCAGTTGTCGAAGTGAACGTAGGCACACGTCGCAGTTCTGTCAGAACCAGGAACCTGCTTGGACATGAAGTCGATGCGAGAGACCTTGCCAATCTTGAGTCGGTCCTCAAAGAACTCAGACAGTTCGTCCTCGTTGTTGAGTTGCACATCGCCGTTGTCCAACGTTAGATCGCCCGGCAAAACAGGGATATAGATGCTCGTCCAGTCGCCATCCTCTAGCTGCAAAGAATCCTTCGATGGTGCGTGCGGCTTGGCTCGCACAACCTTGACGTGATCCATCGGCTTTCCGTTGTCGAAGTGAAGACCACCTGGAAGATCTCTGCCATAAACGCAGACACTGTCATATTGTCCATTGAAGAAGTCAGACGAACGATCGTCTGTCGAGCAACTGACATCGACGAACGCAGAGCGATAGCGAACTCCCTGTTCCGTTTGCATGGGCACAATGTTGACCGACGTGGCCTCGAGGTAAAGAAACTCCTTGACGAAACTGTACGCATCATTAGAGGTCTGGATCTCCGATGGCAGAGAAACAATGCGGATGGCCTCTAGCCGGTCATACTTTCCATGGAACTCAGAGAGCATCCCTTCAGACGGCTCGCGAGCATCATTGGCATTGATAGACGACCGGGCAACGACAGACGACATCTTGATATTGATATTTGAACGCTTTTAACGGCTTTAGCTTTCGCTGATTATTTATCAATTCTAATTCCTGCCAAAAAGGATTCAATTTTTTATGTCATTTTCTGGCAACAATTATTTGTCGCCAGAAAAAATTAAACTATTCTTCCGTTTTTCTTAATTCTTTCCTAATCTTCATTAACAAGGTATCTGCTTTATGCCCCTTGCTGCGTTCAAATCGAACTAATTTTGCATGTTTTGTTTCCAATAACATATTTTTTAATTCCAAATTACCAGCAAATTTAGCAGCCAACGCATTTTTTCGTTCTACTTCAAATATAGGATTCGTTCCTAATGTATAGAAATTAGGATCCATAGTTATCTTTGCATCTCTAATAACCCGGTCTTTAGTTTTTCCTGTTTTACTACCTGCTATTCTTGCTAACTCCACGTCTTTTGAGAAATCAGTACCACTATCTACAGAAAATTTCAAATAGAAATCCGGAAAACCTTTTTTAAATTGAGCTGCTAAAAAATAATGTTCTACCGAGTTCCATCGATGCCCATCCAAAGTAAAAGGCGTTATCCAAGAATCGTCTAACTTTCTACGCCAATCTTTAATAGAAGCCAAAACCTTATATTTAATAGCGTCTTCTTTTTTAATAGATTCACCAGAGCCCTTTCCCGGTTTTGGTGTACCATCCGCCTTAGAATGAAATGAAAACACAACATCGTTATCATGAAGATCCTTTGTTAAGAACTCATCTTCTTTTTCTTCAGGTTCTCCCTCATTTGGATGCAATCCCAATCTTGTTTTCATATTTCTGAAATCTTGTATCAAATAATAAGGCCCTGAATTTTTCTCCAGACATTTATTTATAATCATTATTTTAACATCATAAGGTATTTCACGAAACTTAAAAATATGTTTCTCTTTATAAGATATTAATTTATAATGATTTCCAGTGTAACATGCCATTATGTAATAATCAGGAACAAAACTACCTGCGTCTTCTAAGTTCAAATCATTTAATTGTCCACATTGCATAACTGAATCTAAGTCGCCTGACTTATAAGCTTCCTCAGAAAGCAAAACCACTTTAACGTTTAACAAACGTTCTATAGTAGATATTGCCCAAGTATCCGCCCAGTAATGTCGCGTTAACATAAATTCACGAAATTTCTCAAGAGTAGTTAGATTTTCCATATAATCAAATTCATCGAGCAAATCTTTTGTGCCTTTTTTTTCCACCTTCAAGCGCTTTTGCTCATCTAATATTTTCTTAGATTGTTCTACTATTTCATCGCTGTCTTTCTTATTCTTTGAATTTTCCAAACGTTTTTTTAGTAGAGATATTGTTTTCGTCATATCTTTTAATTCTTTCTCTTTTTCCTGATATTCCGCCAATATTCCGGTGTAAATAGTTCTTGACTCTTGGAACATCTTATCTGTTGCTTCCTTAGACAATAATGCTCTTAATTTATCCACTGTTGTTTCTTTACCAACCTGTTTAAATGCGTCTCTTACAACAGCAAAAAAACAGTCCCCGCCACCCTCGTTATCTATTATATCATAGTTGTTATTTTTCATCATCTTTTCTATCCATGTGTTTTTAATTGCTTCTTTAAATTCTTGCTTTATTTCCTGGGAATCTTCCTTAGTTTCTTCCTGTAATAATAGGGGAGTTTTAATTTTATCATTAACTACAAATATGCCGTCCTTTAATGTTTCATCTGCTTCTTTGCTGGGTTTAGTTTTTTTATCTTCAGGAACTCTTAATGACAAGACGTCTTCCTCTTCTGTTAAATCTACAACGTCTTCATCTTTGGATATATCTACATTATCTTTATCATCCTTCTTGTTTTTTTCTATATCTTCTAGTTCTTTTTCGCTTTTACTGTCATCATCTTGTTCTCTCTCATATTTATCTGTTATTTCCTCGACGCGTTTCTTATCCACAAAAAACAACATGTGTTTATTAGATAATTTAACATCACCATCATCGTCCAAAATATCTATTAATTTATTACTTGATACCTCGAATATTCCTATTTTTTCTCTAGGGAACTCATCAACGATCAAATAAATTGGCAAGTAAACAATATCGTATTTTGAAAATGTATGCCGTTGCTTTCCTAATGCAATTGTTATATCTTTACCTTTAAATTTATAATCATACATCGGAGATGAATAATCCATGTCTTCTTCTTCCAAATCTTTCGACTCATTGTAGTTAACATTTTCAGGATTTATTTTAGATTTTACCATATATAATTTATATTGCTATTATTTTTTATGTCTATTATAACATATTAATGAATTTCCTTAATCACTAATATGATAAAAGTTCTACACACCTTTATTTATTTGATCTATTGCGTCCATATATTTAAATACTGAACGACTAGTTATACTTAAATGTTCTTTTACTTTATACTGAGACAACATCTTTACAGAAGAAATAATATCATTCCATAATGGTTCCTCTTTCAATTCACTAACAGATAAAGTAACAAACAAATAAATATTCTCAGTTATTTCTTCCACTTCATATTTTTTATTTTCAATATCAGCGCTCTCCACCACAATATTTAATAAGTGTTTTATTAGTTCCAATGTCTTTCCTTTCTCTATTACATTTTGCTTGGTTAAGTTTACGATGAACGCAGTCAACGCCTTTCTCTTATCGTTGACTTTATTGTTATCACAGAATTTATCATAATCAACGTTTGGATCAACAAATTGTATGTTGGATATTCCATCCATATAATGATCAATAACGCTATCAATGTTCTCACGGAATTTTGAAAAATTGCTACTTAACTCCTTGTACAACGTCGCATACAATTCAGAATAGAATTTATTTGTGCTAGCTATTTCAAAAATAGCATTTGTTATGGTGCCTACGTCTATGCTCTTGCTACTAGATTCATCGTCAGAAGAATCATCCGAAATTATTTTATCTATATTCTCAAATATAGCATCTCTCTGAACTTCATAATTTTTGCTCGATATCTTATTTAAACATGTTCGAATATCATTTAATAGTTTTTCCACCCCATCTTTCTTTTCTATCTTAGTCGGTTTAAATGTTTTCTCGGTTTCCCAAACGTCATTTAAATTTTCGCGTCTTTGGAACCCTCTATTCTTTTTGTTGTTAAAACCACCGTTTTTTTTATGCGAATTGTCGTTTATGTTGGATTCACTGGTTTGTTTTGATCCTACCAAAACACCGATTTCATTCGCCAATTTAGTTATTGTCAAGATAACGGATTCTGGCAACTTATAATCCATGTCAAAGA